AAGTTCGCATTGAAGTTCAAAGACATAATTTTTGCCTAATTGGTAAAAAGGTTTTTCATGCTCAACTCTTTTAATTTCAAATAATCTCTGACCCAAAGGAAAATATATTAAGTCTCCTTCTTTAGGTCTAGTCGTCAACTCTACTTCATAATCTGTTATTCTTTCTCTATCAATTCCAACTTGTCTTCCGGACATCAATGGAACAATAAACTCTTCAAATCTTTCTTTTGATATAACTAAATTAATTTCATTTTTTAATCTCAATCCAAACTTAGTCATCAAATCACTGCCAGGTGCATATCCTTCATAATTTTCTAGATATGCTTCAATAATATAATTATCATCAAATTTTGAGGTTTCGACCTCTTTAAATATATCGTCAGTTCTTATAAATTTTCTTGGAATGTAATAGACATCTATTCCATATATTTTTAACTGCTCATTAATTAAATCTTGAATCAAGTATTGTTCATTAGAAGAACCTTGTAAGAAAAAAGGATTTAATGCCATAATTATCCTATAAGATCGATTGGTGGAAGTTCATATTCCATAGACATTCTTTGCTTTATATCCTCAAGTTCTCTTTGAGCATCTTCATATATTTGTCTTCCATTTAATTCAATCCCGCCTGGAAGTTTGACACCATTAAATTTAATTAGATTTTGACCCCACTGCCTCTTTATGAGAGAAGTCAAGTATTTCTTCATAAAACTATCATTATAGATTTTGCTGAAATCTTCTGGATCAAGAGCTCTATGGCAATCAATCACAAAAAAAGTATCTTTTGATTGTGCTCCCCAATCAATATCTAAGTATAATCTATTTTGTCTTTTATTGAATCGTATTTGCTTATCTGTAGTCAATAAGAAATCAATATCTTCCAGATAAGATTTCGTCATTGCATATTGCAAAAGTTCTACGGAATTGAAATAGTATAAGTCATTCAAAAATAGTTGATACTTGATACTAAACATTCCACCGGAAATAGAACTGGTATCAAATTTAAATATTTTTTCAATACCAATTACGGAATCTGGAACTTGAATATAGTTTGATGTTTCGTAAAAATTAAAAGTAGTGGAAATGCCAGAAATATTGGAAGTTCCTGTAGTAGTAACTATTCCAACACCATCAGTTCCTCCTGCTTTTCCCCTATCAAGGTCTTCCTGAGTAACTTTATATTTCAAGTACATTCTTTCGACACCATCATAATGTCTTTCATTAAAATATTGAATTGCATCATCCACTAAATCATCTATTTGCTCATCAGCAACATTGATTTCCAGAACAGGAGCACCTAATTGTCTCAGACAGTAATCTATCAATCCTTGTCTTGTGCTTGGTTTTGCCACTAGTATTCTCCTCCATCAATAGTGCTTGTCCATACAGGAGTTCCTATTCCTGCTGTTTCTAGTGTTGTTAATATATAGTTACTTGTATCAATTGCAGACTCTGTACTAGCTGCTCCAGTCAATTTTCCATTATTATCAAAAAATGCAATACCATTGGGTCCATCATATTCATTATCATAATAAAGACCTTCAGTAACTGATACAAATCCAACAATATTTAAATCACCGGAAATATCTAAATTATTTGCAAAAGTAGATATGCCAGATACATATAAATTGGTGGTAGTTACTAATCCAGAAAATAGACCATTTCTCCATCTCTGAGATGTAATACCAAGATCATAAGTATTATCTGTATTTGGAACTAAATTAGATATAAATTCACCAGAAACATTAATATCATCACTTACAGAATCACCAATCCCAATAGTGCCTCCTCTAAAGATAGCACTTCCAATAAATTCTGATGTTCCGTTTACAGTTAGTCCACCACCAACAACTACATCGTTAGAAATGTCAACTGATGCATTGATATCAACATTAGAAGAAAAGGTTGATAATCCAAATACGTTTAATCCACTGCCAACAGTAAGATTTTTATTAATCCCAACTCCACCATCAATTTGAACTGCACCGGAGTTTGGATCCCCTAAAACATTATCAGTAGTATTTGTATAATAAGCAATTCCACTAATTGTTGAAGATGAAGAATCAATGACACTTGTCATTATAAATTTTTGGGATGGTAAATCCCAAACAAGGATCATCCCATCTTCAGTTTTAAAATTACTATTTACATCTCTTAAATCGATTAAATTTGACGGAGGAGAAGATGCATTTGATAAAACACGAACTACATTTTGAGATCCGACTCTAGCTCTTATTTCTGGCATTATCTAGTCACTCCTGGTCTTACTAGTGCTGAACCTTCTACTAACTTCAGCACAGATCCACCATTTGTTGTTGCCTTAATGTCATAAACATACCTACCTTCTTTTAAATCGGAAGTAATTGTGGATCCTAATGATATTTCAATCTGTCCTTGAGTAGGATTTGTAATTGTAGATGCAAAAGAAACTGCCGATGAAGATGTGTAAGTTTTTCTGAGTTGAGATTCTATCGTATACCCAGTCAAGTCCAATAAGTTAGTTGTGACTGTATCTTCCAATATAAACGTAGTATCAAAATTAAATCCCTGCTCAATTACTATATTTGATACAAATACTGCCATTATTCAGATGAGCATATGTTCCTTTAGATATTTATATTATTGGATATGGAAGATCTTATTTATTCAGAAAATCTTTAAGTAAAGATTTTATTTCTTCAATATCACGTTTCATATCATCCAACTCTTCTTTTTGAGATTTTTGAGACTCAATTCTTTTAATTCGTTGATTATAACCTAAAGTATCGTAATTAATGATGGCACCGGTATCCCCATCTCGATAAAGATGAGGATGATCTTTAACTTTAATTAATTTTGTCATTTCAATGCAAGAGTTCTAAGGTCTCTAATTATTGGATAGTTTGCCTGATCGCTAGAGGACATAACAACTTTAATTCTATATCCACTAAAATCTGGAAGATCATTTGCAGTAAATTCATATTCCAGATACTGACCTTTCTCACTTGCAGGGACTCTAACATCAGGTCTTCCATCATTTAATGCTGCATTTACAACTCTCAAGGATCCTTCCGAAGTTGATTGTAAATTATTATATCCTGGGAATAATTCAAATTCCTGTTCAATTCCTATAGAATCTTCTCTAACTAAACTATAAAGAACTCTAATATCTGCTGGATCGGGTCTGTAAGCAGTCAATATAACTTTGAGAGAATCTGCTGGTTGTGCAAGAGACACTGCATTTGAAACATAAACAGATTCGTGAGGATCTGCGGAAATTGAATTTACTCTAGAGTCTTCTGCATAATTTGTTATCGGTTTGTTGATATTGTCAGAAATAAATTCTACCGTAGAGTCATTAATGAATATCATTGGAGAAAGATTTTCATTAGATGTATTTAAAGTCAATGTAGAATTGAAAGATCTTCTTCCAGATACATTGTCAAATGCAGATTGATTTAGTTCATTGACTCTAGAACAAACCATACGAACAGAACTTAAATCGTTTTCTTGATTTGGAGTTACTGGTTCAATATTATTTGCCAAATTGAAAGAAACTTCATTACCATCAACACTTGTTCCTGAAGTACTTCTAATATTTGCAGATACTGAAGTTTGTCTTCCTGGAGATAAAATATTAAATCTTGGATTAATTCTGTTGAATAATATATTTTCAGTTGCTTTGATTTCATTTCCTCCACCAATTAATTCCGAAGCAAATGATACTTGGGGATAAGTTCCGTCAGTAGATCTATTATTACTACTGATAGATTTTCCTTCTATGGTTGATGTTGTTCCTCTATCAATCTCAATATAATATGAATTACTTTCAATTCCAGTATCGGAAATATCATAAACTACATTATTAATTCTTCGTAAAGATATTCCAGCAAATTCATATTTAAATACTTTTGCACCAACCTCATGATTTTCTACAATACCTTCTATTGCTCTTGCCTTGACAGTCAATTGATTTGAAGATGCTGCACTATATTCAATAACTTCATCTCCAATTTTAATATATCCCAAATTTGTTGCACTTACTGGTTGTCCCTCAAAAGTTTCGAACACTGAAGAATCTTCAACCTGAATGAATCCACCCAATCCAGTTGTAAAATCAATACTTGTCCTTAAAGTAGATGGTGCAGTATCAGATTCAATATCGTTTAACTTAACTTTATTGTTGTTTGCATACATCCCATGATTAAAATGCTGAACCTGCAAATAATTTCCAGAATTTAATTCAGAATCTGGGGTTGAACTTGTAACATTTGTCGATGCTAGAGAGACAGTTGTGGAATCTGTATCATAATAAACTAATGGACCAGTCGGAATTGATCCTTGAACATTAGTAAGATATAATGTGTCAATACCATTAATTTGAGATATTGTAATAATAGCATCTCTTCCAGTTTCATTTGATCCATTTTCAATGGTAATAATATCACCTTCTTGATATCCATTTCCAGGATTGTTTATCGATAAACCAGTAATAGCACCATCGGAATCGATAGAGTCAATATCCAATGTCAAATTGGTTCCCTGACCAAAAACATTAAGAGTAGAAACATTACTACGAGATGTGTAACCTGTACCTGCATTCGTTGTCGTGATTCCAGAAACAGAACTTCCTGTAGAAACAATAGTTCCAAAAGAGTTTCCTGCACCTGCAATTCTTCTTCCGGAAGTTAAAATATTGAGTAATGAATCTCCAGAAGAAATTGTAGTAATTCCAAGAGTTACATTTTTTGGTAGTGCTGTAAGGGCATTATTTTGTAGAGTTGGGACATATCCATTACTCTCATCAAGTGGAGGGTTGCCAAAATGTACGATACCGATATTTGATGCAAATCTTGCTTTATAGAGTTTAAATTTAAGATCAGATTCTTGTGCAGGAGTCCATGTAGATCCATTTTGAGACTTGAATAAACTTCCAAGTGCAAATTGTTTTGAATATATTATTGCCTCAGAATCTGGTAAACTCTGAGTATCAATAGTTTTCTCTCCCATTTTTGCAGTCCAAACCTCATATTGATCCGAATTTGGGGCAAGTAAAACTACTGCATATTCTTGTCCTGGAGCAAGATAAATTGGATAATCAAATTTTACTCTAGTTGCAGTGTTTCCATTAGATGAAGTTTGGATTTCAATTGGAGATAAAGTTTTAGATTCTCCAATAGAATTCAAAGTTGGAATTCCTAGTTGAACAGTTCTTATTTGAACTGTAAGTGGTTGATTTCCACTCGGTTTTGATGCGAAAAACAGATCTAGTTCTGTCAAGAATACTCCATTATCATCATCATTATCTCCACTGAAGTCCGGAGCCTCAATGTCTCTACCAACAGTAAAAGTTTGGGCTAATGGATCTTTTCTTCTTACTCTAGTAGTAGTAGTTGTAGTAATTGTAGTTACATCTTGGAACGATCGGAAAGTTCCATTCGCAGTATAAGTCGCAGTACCGGAAGAAATAAGAGTACTTCCTGGTAATGGAGTTTCATTTGTGGAACTACTGCTTAACCTATAAGTTTTCTTACCAGTAAAAATTCTTGGATTTGGTGCTGGATTTGTGTGTGGATCTTTGATAAAAAATGATCCAAACAAAGATCCATTAACATCAGAAATGAGTCTTAAATCTTTTACGTATGCAATTGCTCCGCTAGTCTGACCAACTATCTTTGCACCCTTTTCAATATATCCACTAAAGTCTCCTTGTGCTTCAGAAGACAAAGAATTTAAATCAATGTTTATAGTCTTTGAAGACTGACTATATCCAGAGGGTATGGATTCTGAAGTTATGTATGGATTGGTAGAATAAGTTGTTGTTGGGGAATTGAATTTTCCTGTTTTATGATTTGATGATGCTAATCTAAATGTTCCTATTCTATTTTCACCATTAAATACCCTTATAGTTTCCCCAATTTGGAATGCTCCATTAGAAGATCCATAATTCTGTAAGGTGGAAGAATTTGCAATTTCAATAAGTTTTGGAATAAAATCTAAATTGCTATGATTATCTAAGAATTGATAATGTCTTGCAAGAGGTCTAAAAAGAGTTCCAAAAAATGAAACGTTTCTTGAACGAATATATTTTTCTGTTCCTGAAGAAACAAAGACCGTTTCGGTATTTGAACCTACATCTACTCTTGTTTCGTTTCTTCTTCCTCTAATAGTTCTTCGAACATTTCTTTCAATAATTCTTGGTTGAAGTTTTAAGGTTCTCACCCAGGTATCAGTATCTGGTGAAAGTTTGACCAGAGCATTATATTCAACAACATGAAATGGATTTACATTTTCAACTTGTGTTGCAAAAGATTGACTTAACCAATCTATAGAATCATATTTTAAAGTGATAACATTACCAGTCTTTTGTACATTTGGATCCAATAGATCATAATTTTCTGTTAAATCTAACTCATTTTCTGCAATTTCTATTGCAGGAATAGGTCTCTGTTGTAAAGAATTTCTTGTAGCAAATGGTCTAAGTTCACCTCCAATAATATTGGCAGTTGTTAAATTATTATCAGATAGTGATTTATCATTGAAATCATCTACAAATATTCCACTCTTAAATCTATTATTTCCTTGAGAATCTTCTATTCTTAAAGATTCTGTATTAAGTTCTAATAAACTTAAAGAAGTAACTCTCTCAAGATTTTCAATTCTGTCTTCCAGAGTACCAATGTCTCTCATAGTATATCTTCTATTATCTATCATATTAATAGAAGCATCATCTACATTATACAAATATGCAGGAAGACTAATTTCTGCCAACTGCATCAAATTGGGATCTTCATTTGCTGGTGGAACTGGTTCTATAGAAGAAATTCCCTTTCTGACAATAACACTTCCAAATTTATCAAGATATACCCTATCAATTCTTGGCAGATAAAAATCATACCCAATTAAAGATCCTTCACCAGGCTTTAACACAAACTTTGGATCTGTTCCAAAGTTTCTTGAACTAAAATCAAATGGTGATGATGTTGTTGTTACTATAAAATTCTGTACTCTTGGTCTAAAGTCGAGAGTATCGGATGCTCTAATATTTCTGGGACCTATATTTGGAATATCCTCGGAGAACCTGTCAGCATCATAACTAAGAACAGTAAATACATCCCCATTATCAGATGATGGTACAGTATAATGGTCATAAACTACCAAGATTCTTCTCTCAGGTATTTGAGAACCAACTCTAACTAACCTTGAATAATCATAATACTCATCTCTTTGACCTTTATCTAGGGTAAAATTATTCGTGATATTTTTATATTTTCCGAGAGTTATTTGTTCAAGTGTAGAAACTATATTTGACTCTTTGAAAGTTACGTTTTCTCCAACAGATAATTTTTTATCATTAAGATATACAATACCAAGATTATTTGAAGATGGTTTTGTGACAATTCTTGCTAATGCTCCACTATCAGAACCAATAATATCTTCACCTATAATTGCGTCAGTATCAACTTGGGATATTATAGGAAATTGAATTCTATCTAAAGTTGGGTCTGAAGTATTTGTAGATTCGTATACTGCAAGAACTTTAGAAACATCAGGAACATTTAGAGAAATTTGATCATCTTGAACTCTAAGACCATAATATGGATTGAAAGTTAAACCGTCATTAATTGAATCACTAGTTGCAGCACCAGAACGAGCAAGAGTAGAAAGATTTACAATATTTAAAGCACTTCTTGTATATTTTTTGATTTTACTTTGAATACCATTCTTTTTGAGAGTTGCATTTACAACAACATTGCTACCATTATCCAATCCTGTAATAGTTACATCATTTCCACTTAAAAAGAAGGAATCGGATGTAATTGTTCCAATTCCACCACTATTATAGTGTACAGAATATCTTTCTTGATCAAATGCTTCAAATGATGCACTAGTAATTCCAGTTACACTGGATAAGTTAAATGTTACTGAATTTCCAGAAATAGTTAAAGGTCTGATTTGTCTAGTTACAGAAAGTTGAGAATCTGAAAGATTGACTGAAGAAATGTTGAAATCTGGAAGATTTGCATATAAAAATGCATTCTCACTATTTCTTAGTTCTGGAACTGCAAGTTCAATATTGTAAGTTCCATTTGATCCAATACCACCTTCAAAAACTCCAGACACAGTGTTAATTGAAGTTACTGCTATTGATACTAAATTTCCTGATATACTATCAACTCTATTATATCTTAAATTTGTTCCATCCTGATATTTAACAACATCCCCAACCTTAATGCCAGTAAAAAGTTTTCCTGGACTTGTTAAAGTAGTTCCTGCAATACTAACTTGACTAATTCCTTGAATTTTCTTTCTACTCAGAACAGTATCTGCAGTAAATGGAGTTGAAACTAGTCCAGTTTGAGAAACGGATTTAATATCTCTAATTCCATAAACAGTAAACTCTTTAATACTCAATGCAGTATCAACACCATTAATTGTCACCTGCTCATCAGCAACAAAAGTTCCTGATGTTTGATAGATATTTAAAGATGTGCCACTGCCTGCAGCAACTGCATATCCACTTGCACCACTACTTTTTCCTCTTATAAAAGAAGTTTTACGAATTTCTGTGCCGGTTACACTTCTGTTAAATGTTAAGTTGGTGTATGTCTGAATATCGTATAGATATAAGTCCCATTGAGTTGTTGCATCAGAATATGCAGCATCTGTTAAATTGAAAGTATATACTCTTGCTTGTCCTATAGTTTGTGGAGTATCACCTTTAAATTGACTTTTTAACTCAATAGTTTCATTTTCTTCTGGTGCTCCTGCAACATTATTCACCCTCAAAAGATGTCCCATCTCAAAAGGAACATTAATGTTTGAAACATTTTGAGTGTCTCTTGGATTTTCTACGTCAATTGTTGCTGTTGCATCTAATTTGACATCATATCCAGCAACATATGCTTTTCCAGGAGATACCTGAACACACATTAAATCATCTGATGGTATATTTCCCTGTTCTGTAGTCTCATTCTCTAAAAATATGCCATCATTATCTATTCTATCATTCAGAGAATTGGCAATATTTAATCTAAATTCATCGACAGTATAATGTCCAGACTCATCAAAAGTTCTTTCTGCAATATAATCTCTAATTAAGTTATAAATTGATTTGTTGACGATTTTTTTAATTTTTCCATCATCAACTCTAAGAATTTCTATAAAATCGGTATCATTAAAATCAGATATTGATTTTTTTATTAGAGTTAAATCTATTTTAAATCTATCAGCTCCTGGTGCAGCAAAATTGGTAAATCCTTTTGCATTATCATATAATGATTCATCATCTTTTGCATTAACAATAGTTTCTGATATTTTTAAACCAACTCTATATGATGGGGTATTTGTATAATAATCTAATATAAGAGTCTGCTTAGAAACATTTACAAAGTTTCCCCTTACAAAATAAACTCCATCATCAATAGAAGCTGCAGATCCTGTAGATGTTGCATTCAATTCTATCAAAGAAGCAAATGGAGTTCCTGCAGTAATGGTAGTATTTCCATATACTACATTTTGACTTGCAATTAACTGTTCCCCATCTTGAAAAGATATTGTTTCGGAATTATTTCCTGCTGCTGAATATTTTACATAAATTGTAACGTATTCTACTAAATCACTGTCAGTTGTTAATGCAACATTTTTGATTGTAGCACTAACTCCAGATGATCTTCCTGTTATGGTTGTTCCAATAAAATTCTTAATATAGATTGAAATATCTACTCCAAGATTTGATGAATTTAATTTGACTGCAGAATAATCATTATCAAAAGTTATAGATCCTGGAAGGACCATAGAACCTTCTTTAAATATATTACTTCCAAAAGTCTCTACTTGATTTTGTAAAATAGACTGTAAGGTTGTCAGTTCTCTAGCTTGAACTGGATATCCTGGTTTAAATAAAACCTTATAAAAGTTTTTATCCTTATCAAAATCGTCATAATAAGGACTGATATTTAAGTCGGTTTTTTGTGCCATCTTTTTTAGAATTCCAGAATGATTTTAACGTCTTCTTTTTGTCTAGAGTCTCTCTGAACAACGGGTCTATTATCAATATAAATTATATCCCCTGTCTTTTTATTTATCTCTGGATTTGCAAGTCCATTTGTAAATGTAACTCCCAAATTAATCTGTTTTAAATTGAGTGTCATCACATTACCATTTACATTAGTATCAACTACTCCATTAGATCCTCCAGAAGATATAAAAGATATTTCTTTGTTATTGACAAATTTTGCAATATTTTTAGTCTCAAGACTTTCTGTTTGGTCATTTTTATTACCAAAGCACAATGACCTATCTTGATAATACTTAAGAATTTTAGTTTCTTTATCAAAAGAAGCAACGTATCCTTTAGCTATAATATCATTACCTTGATTTTGTTGTATTTCTTCTCCAATTACTACATTTCTAGATTCTGTCAATGCAACAGAATATAATGATGAAAAAGTACTTCCCGTAAAAGTTGTTCCTGTTGATACATTTGTTTCCGAAAATGTTTCTGGATTTTTTATAATTCCAACTTGTGAAAATTTTGTATCTATTGGAAAATCTTTAGTAGAGTCATCAAATCTTGCATAAATGAGCACTTTATCTGCACCTAATTCTTGATAGATATCATACCCATGTCCCTTTGATGGAGGAATAATTGGAATTAATTTTGCCGGATTTGATGTATTGGGTAGATCAATAATACCATAAGTATATCCTCTTCCACCTTGAGTTACAACAACATCAGTTATAACACCATTTGTCGTTACTATAGAAACTTGTCCACCCTCACCATCACCTAAAATATTCGCAGTTTGGTTAGTATATCCAGCCCCAACATTTTCAATATATACTTTCTTTATTTGATTATTATTACTTTCAGAATTCCCACCATCTCTTATTATTTCAATTTCAGAATCTGTAGTTGTTGTCCAATTATTTGGGATTACAATATACTCTGTAGAATCAAATTTAATAACATCTGATGGAGAAATTCTAAACAAATATTTCCATCTATATCCATCAGAATATTTAACTGGTTCTACATCAGTGTGGTTTGGTTCAAGTGAAGATGCTGCTACAGTTGGATTTAATCCAGAAGAACCATTATCAATGCAAATATAAACTTTAAATTCACTTGTTATTACATAATAATTTGCATCATACAATCTAACCGTTTTACTGACTGGAGATGAATTTCCTTGTCTATAATCATGCCTATACATATCATAAGAATTTCCTGAAATCCATTCAACCTTTCTTACAACTCTTCTAGCATTATCTGCAGGTATTTTTTTGCCAAAAAGACTTGTATCCCTATAATGAGATAAATATTGAAAATTATCTACTGGATTATTTGCTGAACTAGTATTCCAATTATCAGTTCTGCCAAATCCAGTCGCAGTTGGATTTGATAGTCCTAAAAATGCATAATAAGAATTATTACTGATAGACTCTACAAAGGAACCAGCATTCAATATTCTAAATTGATCTGTTACGAATGCAGCCATATTGATAGTTTTTTAGATATTTATACGATAATTTTATATTTCAATTTTGGGAAGTGCTCCAGTTTTTCTAATTCCAATTCCTCTTCTTTGAATCGTTGGGTATGTTGAAAGACCAGAAACAATATTTCCAGTAACTCCGATAGATATTGGACTTGAGGATCTTGTTCCTCCAGATAATCTTCCCCATGAATATTTTCCGACTGGATTTGATGCATTTCCAGTTGTCCCAATTCCGATTATATTAGAATCCGATTTTACATTACAAGTTAAGATTCCTATTGTAGAACTATAAGACCAATCTGAGATATAATATATATTGTCTAAACATGTGGTTCCGATACCAACAATTTCAGAATCTGAACTATTGATTGATGTAACTCCACTACCAATTTGAGTATCATAGATGTAAATAGGATATCCAGTTGATAATCCAGTAAAGTTATTGCTGGCAATCGTGAATTGAAGTGCTAATGGATTTCCTCCTGTTCCTGTAGTTGTTGTAATTCCAGTTACAATACCTGAGAATCCTTCAATATTAGTAAATCCTGTAATTTTTTCAATATTGAGATTTGGTGTTTCTGCAAATATAGTAGGGGCAACCGTATATCCAGATCCAGGATTTGTAATAGTGACTGAAGTAACAACCCCAGCAGTAACTGATGCTGTTGCTGTAGCAGTTGTTCCTACACCTACCGGAGAAGTAAATTTCAACTCTATAGTGGTTTGATCTGGGAGATATCCAAAACCTGGATTAGTCGTGGTTATACCACTAACCGCACCACCACCAATTGTGGCAGTAAATGTAGCAGTAATTGGATTTGTATTTTCAATAATTAATCCATCGCATGGTGTGGAGTTATCAGTATATCCATTATCTGTTTCATAACTAAACAGTTCAGAGTTTTCAATAAACACTTCAGTATCAGATGTAGATACGTCTTTAATAATTCTTGCAACAGGATGTATTACTGCTTCTAAAGAATCTCTTGACTTATAGACATATTCACCATTAATTTTTCTTTCAGTTTTTTGCTTTGTCCAAGAAACAGGTTTGTAAATTGTTTCATCAATTCCAAGTCCAAAATATCGATTAGTTTCAATAGTATCAGAAGATGATATATCGTAAACTGTTCTTTCATCCTGTGTTATTGTGTCGGGATATATGTTATTGCTAATAACTTGGACAATATCACCTCTTTCTATAGTTGTTTTTACATCTTCACTTTCGGAATCAACTCCTTTAGTACCTCTGTAAAAATAAATTTCAATATCGTCTTCTGGCAATGGAGCCTTTGTAAATGCAAATGAGGTCCCACCTTCAAATATGTAGTTAGTTACCGGTTCTTGAATAATGCCGTTAATGAAAATTATTAATACATTATTAATATTTTTCTCAATTGCAGAATTTTCTTCGGGTTCTATACTAAGAAGTTCTGAATTGTAGAATAATGGGAATCTAGTTCTTGTTCCATTTTGATATTCTTTAATAGAATCAATATAATCAAGTTCTCCAAACTCCCAAGCAGCAAAGCTATCGGTATATGTATCAACTACAGTGATTGTAAAGTCTGATAATGGAGAAGAAAGTGAAGCGTCTGTAACTAATCCGACAGGTTTAAACACATCACCCTTTCTAAATGCATATCCAGGTCTTGAGAATTTGACTTCTGTTACTTCAAAATAAGTAGACCCTATTCCAGTAGAACCTCCAACCTTAAGATCTACCAATAATCCAATTCCAGTTTCAGTTGTTGCTCCAACTCCCAATCTAGATACTCCAATAACAGGAAGATTTTTATAAGATGGATCAGATACAAATATTTGTGGATTAGTATATCCAGTTCCTGGTTCATCAATGTTAAATGATAATGTGCCACCAGCACCAACTGTTGCTGTTATTTCTGCTGGAATTCCAGAATGTCCCTCTTCAAAAACACTTACTCCAATAGAAACTAGTCCATTATATCCAGACCCAAGATTATCAGTTGTTCCTAATCCAACAGATACGATAGCACCACCAACATCCACAACAGCAGTTACAGAAGCACCTACAAGTGGAGCAAAACCAAGTCCTGGAGTGGATCCATAAGAAACTATGATACCTCCTCTTGGAGTTTCATTCACATTAACATCATAGTCTGAAGTTATGTATTGAAGTGGATCATCTGGATTAGTAATTCCAGAAAATTCTATAGTAGATATTCCTGCAATAGAATCTTCCAAAATTTCATAATTAAATACTGATGGATTATTTTGAGTTTTTGGTGATTGATAAATGCTATTAATGAAAGCAAGACCACTTCCACCAGAAGTTCCAATTCCAGTAGTATTTGCTCCACCAACAGTTAATGTAAATGTTCTACCAATTCCTGTAAACTGGTCGGATATGTCATCATAAACTTTATTGTCACTATAATCTGATCTAAGAAATGCCAGACCAGTAAATGATGATGTTTCGTAATCTAGGTTATATTTTGTTTTATCAATCTGTGGATTGCCTCTAGGTGCTTCTGAAAAATGAATTTCATCATCGACAATATTAAATGATCCTCTATAAACATTGACTAAACTACCATCTGTATGAGATGATGCAGAAGATCCAACAAATCCTCTATCAACTTCAACCAAGTTGATAGTTCCAACATTTGTAATCGGGCCAATATTCGTTGTTCCCAATCCAACATTAGTCACTCCCATATATTCATCATCAATTAATAATATATCTCTTGGTCTAATTGAAGATATTCCAGATAATGATACAATAGTAGTATTAATTCCTAATGAACCTCCAACATTGCCAGATAAAGAATATTCTATTCCTGTAAATGCTATGGGATATTGTACTAACTTATCAACAGTGATGATACACTTACTATTTCTCTTTGCCATAGTAAATCTATGAGCATTTCCTCCACCTAATGAAGTAAATGTTGTACCAATACCACTTTGAGCATCATTAAGTGTTGTTGCAACTTTAAATGTATCCTCTGACAATTTAATTGCATATACTGTTGATGGCAAATCTCCACTTGGTGTTTCCATTACACTAGTCGCAACACCGACGATTGATGAAGCGGCAGTATAAATTAATTCTTCCCCAGTCATAAAATAGTGATTTGGAATTGTAAATATTCCAGTATTTGCTACAAGAGATGTTGAATTTGGATTGAATTGTTTTGAGAAAATTGGAATATTATCACTGGTCAATTTGAAATTGGTTTTATTAATTCTATCGAGATTGATAGCATTATAAAACTTTTCATCAATACTTTCTGTTACTGATCCATAAGTCAAATCATCATAGTCATTAAGAATATCAAGATCAGAATACAATGATCTATTAAATACTTCAATATCAATTTGTCCTGTTTGTTCTGAATCTGGATAGAATTTTAATAATAAATTACCTCCGGATATTTCTCCACCAAACGTTCCAATTCCTGAAGCATCATCCAAAAATTCAGTATTAGATGCTGAAAGAATAGGCAATTGTTGAGTATAAACATTTGTCCCATCAGAAATCATCATAACTTGATGAAGTGCTTTAGTGGATCCTATGCTGACTTGAACTAAAGATTTTGAAGCATTGAATAATCCACTATCCAACGAATGTACCGTTGTTACTGCAGCACCTACTGTAGAATAATAAGTTGCATTATAGGTAGCACTTCGTTCTTGTCCATCAGATTGATCAGAAGATTTGAATCTATAAGTTCCTGCTCCAAGAGCAGTTGTTCCAAATCCAACAATGTTACTTCTTATTTTAATTTCTTCTTCAGAATCGTTTTCATATAATACAGATAAAACTCCTCCACTTAACTCTGAACGGAAGCTTCCTATAAAATCACCAGTAAAGGATGATAAGGTATTATCAATATAATATTCTGACGTAAATGAATCTATATCATTATGTGTGATATACAATCTCACATAATTCATTTCTAAAGTATCTTCATTAATTATTTGTGTATTAATATATAATGATCTAACATCTGAAGAATCTAATGAAATTAGAGTTGTTGTTCCTACCCCAACTACAGTATTTTCTACAATAACAGACCCAGTTAAGTCGATAAGTCCAATGGATGTTGTTCCTATCCCAGCAAATGTTGTATTAAACACTTGCCTGATAATTTTTACATCATAATTTGTATTGAATGGGTCATTTGGATAAAATTTCAGGAAAGTTTCATCAAATTCATTTTCATCTATATCAAACGAACCGTAAGGAGATGTTGAATTGTATAAAGATTCATTTTCGACAATAGTTGTGTTAACACCATCACTAAGAATTGTGATATCAGTCAATTGAATTTCACTATTATCTTCACTAGTAACTCTAATCAAATAATTATAATATAATTCATCATCAACTTCTTCTATTGTTAAAAATTCAGTATTTTCTGCTTCTGAATTTGAAAATTGATCACTAATATCATCAATCTTTAAAACATTAAGGTTTTTTAAAGTCGTATAATCGGAAAGTTTCTTGTTTTGGAACTTTAAGGATTTTGATTTTGAATCTACAACATTGACATCAATAACATTGTCAAAATTGTTAATAGTATCAACTCTTTTTTCATCAATAACATCATATATGACTACAAAACCATCATCAGTTGTTTCTGTCCCTGCAGTTACATTCTGAGATATTTGAGTATCTGCAAAGTTTTTCAATCCACTTGTATGAACTAAATTTTCGACTGGTGATTGCTGATCATTATATGTTATTGAACTTTTTATAGAATATGACAAGTTTTGATAATAATCATTATTTTCTAAAACTTGATAATCTTCACTTAACTTGCCAATTTCATTATCCCATCCAATATTTTTTAAATTGGAATATCCAACATTAAAATATCCTTCATTTATACGTAATGATTCGATTGTAGCAATAGTGCCAGATTGATTTCCAGTAATAACTTCTCCTAAAGATAATTCATATAATCCGGAAACTTTTATGGAATTTTCTTCATTTTTTGCTACTACTAAGTCTCTAATAATTCCATTAGATGATAATTTTTCACCAATAAAAAATTCAGATTCTTTCTGTGATACTTTAAATGTAGGATAATCAGTTTTGTTAATTATAACACCACTGAAATCTTGAATTACTTTCGCATTACCAGTATTTGTAGTAAGTCCAGATACACTGATTCTTACTTTATCATTGACTTCACTATCATCATAACTATCTACGCTTAAGAATTTATATCCAAGATCGGAAGAATTGAAACCATCTCCATCATCATCAACCTTTTGAATCCCTTCAATAAAAACTTGATCTCCAGCATAAAATGGTTGTGTAGAAAATCCACCTATTGGAGTAGATATTATACAATCAAAGGTTACCGAATCTATAGATTCAACTTTTTCAATTGAAATTCCGTTGCTATTATTAGTAGTAAAGATCTCTACAGTATCATCAGGTAAACCTTTTGGTTGTACTAAAATTTCTATAGAAGAAATTGCAGATCCTGTTATTTTTGCATTTATTAATCCAGATTGTATCTCATCTCTTGTTGTAGAATTTATGATGGTAATTGTTGGAGCCGTTGTATATCCATCACCCCCATTAATAATCGATATTTGATCTATCGTACTAAAGTCTTTTAATATGAGATTTGGGGATGCATTAACTTTGGGTCTTAATGTTTTATCGGAGGAATATGTAAACCTATTACTTATAACTTTTGTTTCTTTAATAGATCCAATTTTATTTGATTCAAGATTTACAATCAAATCTGATCCTGATACAGAATTTACTGATTTTAGGATAGGTGATTTTTTATATCCAGATCCTTTTGATAAAATGTTGAATGAGTTAACGGGCCCGGATTCATTTGTTGATGTTGTTGAGTATTCTAAAACGTCACATTCGGATGAAGAATATGAAAGACTTTCTGGTTTTTTATCAATAATTATATTGAAAGTAGTTGTACCTATTCCAACAATGGAATATGTCCCATCATATGTACTATTTTTATATTTTATGCCGGAATAATTTTTAATTTCGGTATCAGAATCTAATAATACTCCATCTTTTTCTAAAGTATAATATAGTTCTTCCGGAATTTGAGAACTATATTTTAATGTTAATGATGCGTCAGTAGAAACACCCACCGTTCCTACACCAGATACATTAAAAGTGTTTGTAGATCCTGTAGAAATAAATTCATTATTGAATTCACTATCAGTAAATATTTTAAATTTGTATCCAGATAAAGATGTATCTGATAAATCAAATACTAAATCATTGTTTTTGATTAGATTTATTTCTGGATTTATTAATGAAATAAATTGAGAAGAACCTCCAGATGAAGTAAAATCAATAGTAACTGGTGGATTTTGTTGACTATCAAAATATGTTTCGCATAATTTAAATTTATTAGTATCTACTTTATATACAAAATATTCCTCAAATCCACTATCTTCATATAAAACTTTATCTCCAGTTTTTAAATTATGTTCTGTGATAGTAATTTCATCGGTTGTTGTGTCAATTCCTGAAGAATTAAATTCGATTGGATTGACTATAATATTATCAATGTCCGATTTATAAACAACACGAACTGCAGTAGAAGTTCCAATTCCAACAGAAAGATTTGGATTAATATTTAAGGTTATATTGTCACCCAATTGTAGATTATGAGAGGTAGAAACAGAAACTGTAACCTCATTTTTTTCTATACTACCTAATATTTGAGTTGAATTGGATTCAAATGAATATGTGTCATTATCATCTCCATTAGAATGGAAATATAATTCTTCACCATTGATGGAAGTCTTTAATCCAATAAGATTTGGATTTTTGTTAACGACAAACAGATTTGGGAATGTATTGATAAAGTCTTCTGATGAAACCAATCCGTCAGTAGAAACTATTAAAGTTGTTCCAGTCCCAACAACATAAGTAACAGGTTGATTCGTTTTAAATGGGTGATTGTCAATATAAATTCCTTTGGATGGAATACTTCTATTTACTGTTGAAATATTTCCAAAAGTAAATGATGTACTATATCCAACTCCATTTATTGTTGAAACTCCAACAGATTCTCTGGGGTTAAAGAACACCTTATCATCTATTTTTGATTCAAATTTATCTACAGATTTGGAAATTGTAAATGAATCTGGTAAGAATGATACTGCAGTACCAACTGCATGAGATACTCCCGATAAACTTCTTTCAATTCTAAGAATATTTTCATTTTTAAATATTCCAAGTACTCTCAGAGTTTCTGTTCCAATACCAATACTACTGCCTATTGATATTTGTTCTGGAATTGGTGCGACATAAATTTCTGTTGTAAATCCTGCAGATGCTGAACTTATGGTAGAAAGGCATCTTCCATTTGCATATTTTGGAACTGAAATTCTATGCGTTCCATTTAAAGATGAAAGATTTGTTGAAAATCCAGAAATTGTAATATAATCATTATCTGAAAGATTATGATTTGGTAATATTGATACTTTAACTTTATCGGAAGAATTCCATGTAAAAATAGAATCTGGATATGAAGTAGAATTAGTACTCACATCTACAATATCTCTTCCTTTTATTGATTTAACTGCAACATTCAATCCACTCCCAGAAGTTCCGGTTTCGTCAAATTCTAATGTATCTCCAACTTTATAGTTATTTCCAGAATTTTGAATTTCTATAGATTGAATTGAATCTGATGTTGTTGATAAAACTTCTATTTTTTGGTCAAGAATATCACTGGTTTCATTGAAGAAATCATAATCTGCACCTGTTTCTGATACTTTATATGGAAGAGTATTTCTTAATAGATTTGAATTGTTGAAGTCAAATGATTGATTCAAATCAGAATCTGAAATTAATTTTGACCTGTACTTATTACCAATAAAATATGGAAATTGATCTATCGTTGCATGATAAGCATAAACACCATTTGGATATTCATTATTTTTTTCATATCTGCCATTATATTCATCCAAATCTCCAGTTCCGTCATATTGATAATCCTCAACAAAAAATCCACCATCAAATCCTGAAGGTCTGTCTATGACATTTGATGTATTGAGAATGTATCCAGATTGGAGTGCTTTTTTACCTGTACCTGCTGAAGGGTCACTATGTCCATATGGACCATAAATTGGATTTCCATCATAAGACCATCCAATAATTCCAGAAATTTTAGTAGACGATGATTCATCTTCCAAGAAAGAATCCCTCAGATCTTCAAAATATTTTGACACAGAATATTGTAATTTATCTTTACCTTTACTTAAAACTTCTCCATCAGTAAACCTTGCTACATTATCATTAAGTGTCAACTTTCTTATTTGTGGGTCAATAAATGCATTTTTTCCTGAAGAAATAACTTTAATTTTTGTGTCTAATTGTGAATATCCACTTCCAGAATTAAGAACTTTAACCTCAGTTATTTGTCCATTACTAACAATCGATCTCAATTCTGCTCCAGTTCCAGAACCAGAAACTAATAAATTTGGAGTAGAATAATATTCACTTCCACCATAACTGATAGAAACACCTGTAATTTTTCCATCAATAATATTAGGAGTTAATTGTGCATATTTTCCATTGAGAACAGTAATTACTGGATTTTTTTTGAAATTTAATATTGTGGATCCATATCCAGTTCCAGATTCATAGACATATGCATCTATAATACTTCCTTTTACTACAGGAGTTATAACTAATTCTTCATTTGATTGTGTAGTAGTTCCAAATCCTACAGTATTATATTTGATGGAAACTGAAATATCTGGATATTTAAAGTACTGATATCCAGATCCTGTGCTATCAAATTTTTCATATTTTTTTCTCTCATAATTTGAATAAATTGTTCCTCCAACACCAGCATTGCATAATCTAAAGGAATCATCATCAATTTTTAAAATATAATATTGATTAGTTGTTGAAAGTCCGGAAATTGAACTGGTTTCATAATCATATTCTACAATCTCTCCATCACCAAATCCGTGATTTTTAAAATTAATAGAATTTTGTGATGTTGATATTCCTGAAGATTTGACAATGAGTTTTCTATTAGTATATCCTTCTCCACCATTAATAATTTTTATATATTCAATTTGTTTTTTGGAAGAAAGTGTTGAAAATCTATGTACTCCAGATGATCCAGTATATATGCCGACGGTATTAATTCCAGATTGTTGATCGGACAAATTATAATATAACTTTATAGTTGTATTATTAGTAACTCCGACAAAATAAGTAGAATTATTTGGAAATTCTTTATCACTTTCTAATAATATTGGAGTATTTCCTAAAGAATTATAAACAATTTCTTCTCCATTCTTAAAATTGTGATCTGTTAAAAATATAATTTGATTAGTATTCTCACTAACACCCCCACCTACAGAAAATTCATCAGCATTAAATAATACATCTCTAGGTCTATTAACTAATACAGGCTCAATAATTGCTCCTGACCCATTTCCTCCGGAAATATCGATAGAGGAAATTTTGTCAATATTATAATCTTGAGTATCTACATATACTTTTTCAAATTTTCCACTAACAACTGGTTGAATTTTTGCAGCATCACCATTACCAACTGAAACATTAATATTTGGAGGATTTATTACATCATAGTCACTTCCTCCAGATAATATATTTGCACCTTCTATAGGTCCATAGTAAATAACGTCATTTGATTTATAATTAGAAATTTCAACACCATTTATTAACATTCCAACAGTTCCAGGAACTGTATTAGTACCTGATTTTTTTTCAATATTTTTCCCTAAAGGAAACTTTCTTAAAAGTTTTTGTATTCCAAGATCAATATCTTTTTGAGAATTTAAAATAAAAGTATGTGTTCCCATTCCAGACGTTGGAATTTGGAACTTGAGATTATTTTCCGATCCTATTAAACTTTGAGAATTGAATAGTTTAAACTTTTTATTCGATATTCTTTCTGTATAGTATGTGCCAGTATCTAATCCAACAAGAGGTTCTCCATCTGAAAAATAATATACAAGATCTCCAGTCAAAAATGGATGTTCAGTTCCATCAATAGAAATAGTATTATACAATCCCTCAACCACATCATCCTGAAGATTTTCAGAACTAGAAATGTCAATAGATTTAAGTTCTGATGAAATATCATGTCGATAATTTTTTATAATATTTCTAGATTCATCTTCAAATTCTCTTATCTCAGAGGGAACTGAATTTGATGCGACATATGCATACTTGTTACCATCAACATATACATTAAGAACATCAGATACTAAAGATCCACTTTCAAACTCATATCCTGAAGAACTTGTTTTATTTAATTTTCTTCTTATATCATACTTTTTATTAACATCTAAATTAGGTCTGTTTTGTAGATTTAAAGTGTTTGCTGTGATATCAATACTTTGAATATATGTATTTGTTCCTGTAGATATTTCAGATCCTCTTTCCAATATTTCAACTTCGTCCCCAACCTTTAAACTGGATTTATCAATATCAGATCCTAATTGGTTAGTGTCATTGTTTGCAATTTGGTATCTTGCACTTGTATTGTATACAAAAGAATTTGCAAAAATTTCCTTAGGATTTAAATTATTATTTCTAATTTTATTTCCCAGATTTTTAATAGTAA